CGGCTCTATGCCGCCCTGAAGCCGGAGGAGAACGTGGTGTTCCGGGGCGGGGACATCGCCGCCGGGACCGTCCTCGCCCGGGCGGGCACCGCCCCCACCCGCCGCGACTGCTAAGCGTCAACCGTAGTATCCCCCATGGTTTACATTATACGCGGAGTATAATTTTGCTGTGGGGGCTTAGTAGGTATCTCCACCAAATCGAGAGTAAATTTAGCTCCACTACATACCATAACACCAATAATCCCCACCCGACTCTGTGCTACATAGTAGCACGAGGCGCTGTGTATTGCAAAGCAATACAGTATCGAAACACACTTTCACCCCACTACATAACAACAAATTGTCCTATACCCCCCCTGTATTTACACTACGGGTGGGGCTTTTTTTTATACTCCTATAATACACCCATATAAAATTCCGTATTGCTAGACTACGAATAAATCCACTTCAGCCCATAAATAGCCATAGCTACAAGTATGACAAGCCCTACTACCCCAAGAGACATACAAACGTTGAACACAAGAGTAGCCGCTCCAACAAGAACATATAAAACCAACAAAATACCAAACAAACCACAAATAGCATTGAACATAATAAGCCCTCCGAGTTAAATATTATTGATTGGTAGATACTTCTCTACCTCACAGTTATATTATATCATACAATCACAATACACGTCAAATAAACTCAACACAAAACACACGATAAAACAAACAATTCACACAATCATCACAATAATTACAACACACACAACAATCACTATGGGTATATTATATCACACTTAGTTCTACTTGTCAATACCCTACTTTGTAAACAATTTGTGAATGAAACTGCATTATATATATATATATATATTAATATATAATAATATAAATTTATATATCTATATGCTTGTATATAAATTTATAGATATATACGCTTGCATATAAATCTATATATCTATAAACTTGTAATTATAAATTTATATATCTTAACACATGTATATATCTATAAATTTATAAAATTAAAAAATAAAATATAATTTTTCTTTATAAATTTATATATCTATACGCTTGTTTAAGATATATAAATTTATAGATATATAATCTAGTTATATAAATTTATATATCTTAACACCTGTATAGTTATATAAGCGTATAGAAAAAAAATAGTATTTTTATTTTAGTATTATACGGTTATAGATATAGAAAGCGTATAGATATATAAGCGTATAAACAAGCGTATAGATATATAAATTTATAATAGGGGTATTGACTTTTTGTTAAGTTTATGATATACTTGAATTATGGCAAATGATAACGATTTGCAGGAGGGTATTGACTTTTTATCTCGAATGTGGTATAATGCATGTAAAGGAGGCGAAACAATGCCAAACGCTGGCAAAATATTTGAAAACGAGATAAAAGAGAGTATACCGTCCAACATCATGTATTACAGGATAAAAGACCCCGCTCAAGGATTTGGACAAGGAGCAACAACAAGATTCTCGCTTCACAATCAATGTGATGCGCTATTATACAAATATCCAAATCTAATAGCATTGGAGCTTAAAAGCACACAGAACACATCCATTCCATTTTCTTTAACAGAAAACAACAAAAGTATAAAGGCATGTCAAATAGATGGACTATGTAAGTTCTCATTGTTTCATGGAATATCAGCAGGGTTCCTGCTAAACTTTAGAAGAACGGAACATACTTATTATCTTGACATAGATGATTTTTTGAGATTCATAGTTGATACTGATAAACAAAGCATAAATGAAAAAGATGTGATAGAGTATGATGGTTTATTGATTCCTTCAAAGAAAAAGAGAACAAGAAGCACATATAGTATAGAAATACTCTTTAACAGAGAGGAGGTAGAAGAATCGTGAAGTTATTTATTGACTTTGACAACACGATAGCAAATTCATCAGAAGTGATAGTTGATATGTTAAACGAACACTTCGACAAGAACGAAAACTTTGAAAAGCTAAGAAAATATGATTTTAGTGATTTATTTCCAGAATGTTCATATTGGGACATAGAAAAGTTTTTCAATTCAGACGAGATGTTTGAGAGATTGAAAATTTTTCCAAACATGATAGAAACAGTTGATGCTTTCAAAGACTTCTTCGATGAAATTTCAATCGTCACAATTGGAACAAAGGATAATCTAGAAAACAAGAAAAGATTTTTAAAGGAAAATAATTTAGAATTAACATTCTATGGAATAGAGAACAATGGACGAAGTGACAAGAGTAGCGTTGACATGCATAATGGTGTGTTTATTGACGACCACATTGGTTGTTTACATAGCTCTAACGCTAAAATAAAGATACTGATGAAAAACGTCGAAAACGGAGAATGGAACAAGGTTGAGCCAAATGATGATATATACGTTGTAAACAATTGGTACGAAGTATATTCCATCTTTGACTTTATAAAGAAGAACAAGGAGTTGTATTTATGGGAAATATTATAATAGTCGGGAAAAGCGCTTCTGGAAAGAGTACAGTTGCGAACGCATTATCAGACGACTTTAAATATACAAAAGCGGTAACAGCCACGACACGTCCTATGCGCGATGGCGAAGTAGATGGCGTAGACTACTACTTTTTGACAAACGAACAGTTCAATAAAAAACTTAAGAATGGTGAGTTCTTAGAATGGGCTGAATATAGAGGATGGAGATACGGAACCCCGAAAAGTGAGATTGACAAATCAAACAATATGGTTTTCGTTCTAAATCCAAATGGTTTGAAATCTTTCAAAGAACTTGAAATCCCACACATTAGTTTTTATTTGAACGTAGAGAGCGGACTGAGAATTTTGAGACAGCTTGACCGTGGAGATGATAAACAAGAAATTGAGCGTAGATATTTCGCGGATGAAAAAGATTTTCGAGGAATTGAAAAAGAAGTAAACTTTGTTGTAAATAATGATACTGAACTTGATGAATGTATCGACGAAATCCTGTTTGATATTCTATATTACGAGAACCCGCAGTCTCTTGAGGATTTTCTGAACAAGTTGGAATATGTGTTTGACAAAGCGAACGAAACTGATTTAGCGGATATTCAATAAAGAATAATTGATGGAGAAGATTTAATTGATAAACAGACAGTTCTATATCTATAAATTTGAGTCTAAATTCTTAGACCAAAACAAATACAATATAAATTTATCATTCAAGCAGGCTAAGGATGGCGACCAAATTATAGCTGTCTCGGATAGTCAGATGCTTAGAAGCATCAGAGATATTCAACAGAGATATATAGATAGATATAAACTTGAGTTGCTTTTCAAAAAGAGGGACGATATAAAGAAGCTCCCATCATCAAAAACAAATGCTTCTTTGATAAGAGAAATCAACAAACAAATCAATATGATGATGTTTGTTCCAGAATATGTATCTGTCATTATCACTCGTCCCTCACACTACAAAAAGTTATTCTATAATGGATTAACAATAAATGGAAAGAAATATATTAGGTTCTCATGTTCGGCGTCACAGGCAAGAGTAAATACGATAATCATGGTTCAGCAAGATATATCGGACGAACTGTATAGACGTTTGAACAATGGTAGACATGATAAGAAATTAAATCCAAGCAAGTTTAACGCATATTTCGGATTGAGTAGTTCGGCAACGATTCCTGTTAGCACACCAAGAGTTTGTGTAGTATCGGATTGCCTTATGAAAAGAAATACTCTTGTAAACTATGTAACAGAGATAGACGAACCATTGTGTGACGATATCATAGAGAGAAAAGAAGTAGAGATTGAATATAACTACTTCGATGGAATGGGACTAATATCACCAGAACAAAGCGAGCGATGGGCACACGAACTTGAACTTGATTGGATTCCATCAGAATGGTGTATCCGTAATGCTTGGATAAAGGGAATGGTTTGTACATTCCCTATCCAAGAGTTCTGTGAAAAGATAAACGGTGGAAACTATCTTATAGAAACGATTTATAAGAACGAAAATGGAACACCAAAGATGGCTGACCTTAGAAACATCGACGTTATAATTAGCGAATCACAATTCAAAATGGCAGGGTGCTATGATAGTTATGAAGAATATGAAAGGAATTGTATAAACAACAAACTTTCGTGGGGAATCTCAAGATATACTCCGAAATATGATTCCAACTGTTTGTATTTGAACTATCAGTCACTTCAAACGTTGAAATTAGATGATGAAGATGTTTCACAACTGTGCGCACCAACGGTAGACTGGATAAAAGGCGTAGCAAGAGACAACATAATGTATACGTCTCTGTTCTTGATGGGAAAGTCTGTTGGAAAGAAAGGTGTTGTGAATTTCATCAATAGTAGTGATAACTATTGGTTGAAATCGTTACTTGTAAACCATAATGTTATAAACGACAAATATGTGTCAGATAAGATTTACGACAATATCGTAAACAAAATCAAAAGCGCATGTATGGGTAAACTTGTTGTAAATGGAAATTATCAAGTTTTGGTTTCTGACCCATACGCAATGATGGAACATGTTTGTGGTCTTGAACCAAATGGACTTCTTGGTGAAAGAGAGTATTATTCAAAATACTGGAACGATAGAAATGTTGATTTAGTGGACAGTATGCGCTCTCCGCTCACATATCGAAGTGAACACAACATATTGAATCTCAAAAACAACGACGAGTTAAATCATTGGTATAGATATCTTGGAACAGGAATCATTGTGAATGTTCATAGCGATGATGTTTTACGATGGGCGGATTAAATAATAGTCCGAGAGTATAGTAATATACTTTAAGAATCTGGTGAACCTACAAATGTAGGGTGTCCATCTTACGTTTAGGAGCGATAGGAAATGATTGCTAGAAGATGGGCTAACAGGGGAAGCCTAAACCATTAAGGCATGGTAATCCTGTGGAAAGTCTTGTAGCCACTTCAATTATTATAGGAGTGGTAAAATGGAAGAACTTAGAAGATTTGATTTTTGGGATAACTATTATTATTGTGATAGAAACGGAAATATTTACAATAAAGAATACAAGAAGTTATCCACCAGAATTAGTAATAGTAGAGACGGCTATCTCACAATAACAGTTTGTGGTAAAGATAATTTTGGCAAAAAGAGATATTCAGCAATGTCAGTACATGTTATAGTTGCAAAACTATTTGTACCAAAGCCTGATACAAATAAAGTATTAGAAGTAAACCACAAAGACTGTGACAGAACAAACCCGAAAGCTGATAATCTTGAATGGGTAACGCATAAAGAAAACGTCCAATACTCCATTGATGTTGGAAACCACTTTACGCCAGATTGGAAAGGAACAAAAAACCCAAAATCCAAATTATCAGAGCGAGAGATATCCGAAATCATAGAGCTGTATAAATCTGGATTAAGAGTAAGAGATATTCATAGAACTAACAAATTTAATGTCTCTGAAACAAGAATTGGACAAATCATAAGTGGCTACAAGAAATCTCAAACGACTACAAGTGTTAGCGGAGGGTGAAACTCCCTTGCGCGAAGTGCCAGACACCCATTTTGGGTGAAGATATAGTCTACTCCCAAGTTTGAAATAAAACTTGTTAAAGTACGGCGAAAGCTGGGGTACGCAGGAGCGATTTCGATATGGATATAGTCGCAACGACATCAAATCCAACAATCATCAAGGGTGTTTATAAAGATGATTTGGCTGTAACATACCAAAAGAAGCTCTCACAGAAAATTGAGTTTACTCAAGAGGATTTATATAAAGCAGACCTACTTGCCTTTGGTTCAGAGATTGGTTCGATAACAAATAAAAGTACATCTATGTATGCCATGTTGCCGATGTACGACCCACAAAGCCCGCAATATGCAGAATTGGAACGACGTCTTATAATGACACGAGTGGCACAAGGTAACGCGATTGATAAAGCAAAAGGTGTTCAGACGAAACAATTCCCGCAACATTGGGCGAACTATCAAAGAATAGAAGATTCAGACAGTGACGAAGTAAAACGCAAGAAAGAGTTCTTTAACAGTATTCTCGTTGAAAAGAAACCATACTTCTTCAAATATCTCTATAAAGACAGTCGTTCGGCATATAATAAGTTTCTACGAGAAGAAGAATCGTATAGACAGATTTATGGAATAGATTTGGACGAGATTAAAGGCAAAAACGAATCGGAGCTTACAGAGAAAGAAAAATATTATCTTGCTTCAATGAATTACAGAAATCCTCTTATTGAATCTGATTGTGAAATGAATAGGATATGCCGTTATATAGAAAGCGTTGATTTCGATATAAAGCGTTTCAATTCAGATAAACCGTATGACTACAAGATATATATGAATGATTCAATAGAGAAGAATATGGCGTTATACAACTCGGTTAAAAGGGCGGTCAAAGATTTCTTCAGATTCCTAAAGGAAGATATTTCAATGAGTGATTATTCTTCTTCTTTGAAATACTTGCCGGAAGAAGAACGAAAGTTGATGAACAAATATGACCTGTTCAAAGATACAATGACCGTAATCTGTTCAAATTCATCGGAGCTTGTGAACTATCTTGTGGAAATATTCTACGTCGACCTGAAATCAAGCAACAAAGATATATTATGGAGAACATTTGGCAAAGTAATGTTCTATAACGTATACAACAAATCATCTAAGAAAGTCCTTATTCCTCAAATTGAAGATGATGGCGAATACGAGTACCTGTTTGATAGTTACAACATCTTGGAGGTAGACTTAATTGGTCAATGAATATAACGAAATATCATATGCTAAAAAGATGCTGAACTCTGGATTCCTCACAAACAGGAGAATGTATGAGCTTAATATCTTAGCAAAATATTTCTATTACATTGGTTATAAGCCTAAAGAAGTAAAAACAAAAGTAATAGAGTTCTGTAATACACATTTTGAAAATTTCAACGAAGCAAAGTATTTTGACAAAATAGAATCCATTCTTGCGAATGCTAAGAAGAATACGATAGTTGAAGTCGGTTCCATTGGCATTACTGATAAAGAGATTGAGTTTATTCAATCCTTGAAAGAAACAAACAAGTTTAATGAGGTTCTATTTTGTCTAATGGTTATAAAGCGTATAAGAGAAAAACTTGGTCAACAGGCTTATCTCAATTGTAAATACAGTAAGTTTTCAAAAATGTGTGGTCTAAGTTCTACAAAAGCAATATATCCAATTCTTAGACGAATGGAAGAACTTGGACTAATCCGTATTTGCCGCAACAGCAACGTTGAAATCCTATTCAACGTCAACACAACGCACGGCAAACCCGTCCTTGCCGTCAACGACTTCGACAACATATGCGCCTATTACCGCAACTATACTGGAAAGTCGCGTTATATTGAATGTCAATCTTGCGGCAAAATGGTGCGTGCTAGAGGAAATAGGCAACGATATTGTAAAGCATGCTATGCTGAAAAACATAGAGAAGTTGCAAGAGAATACGAACGAAAGAAGTATTATGAAGAAAAACCTTGACTTTTAGAAACTCTTTTATTGTCCCTAAAAACACATAGAATATCTATACATTTTTTGGCCTCTATAAGAAAAACTACTCTAAAAATATATAGGAGATATATAATAATATTTTTCTCCAGAAAGGTGTTATACAGTTTGATAAAGATAACGAAGCAGGAATACGAAAACGAGATAGCAAACTCTGGTTTCAAATGCAGAAATCCGATTTCACACTCTGGTAAGAACAACAAGTATTACTATATTGTTGAAACGGACTATGAGAACTACTTGAGATTTATCAAAAATAAAAATAGATTGGGAGATAAGTAAATGTCCTATATCTTTGACACCAATATGTTCATGGAAGATTTTGATGTGAACAAGTATAAGGGTGAAAAAATATATATACCGATTCCTGTTCTTGAAGAACTAGACAGACACAATCACAGCTCTGACAGAACTCGTTCATATAAAGCTCGCAATGGGCTAAAGGCTATTAGCCGACTAGCTCTATCAAACACTATTGAATATCCAATCGAGGCCGACGGTAGAACTCTTGAAATATTAGATGGCGCAACCAATGATAATAGAATCATTGCTATTTCAAAGACAATTATGTTTCTCGACAGAGAATCTGTTCTTTATACGCATGATTTGAACATGTATCAAAAGGCTGTTGCTATTGGTGTAAGGGCGAAGCATATTGATTATTCTAAAGCGCCAATATACAAAGGATATATCGAAGTTGTTGGTACAACAGATACAATCAATAGGTTCTTCGACGAAATAGACACAAGCACGCTATATCCGAATGAATATATCCTAATCAAAGATGTTTCAACCGGCGAAGAAACTGAAATGCGGTGGACAGGAGAAAGATTCGTTGGACTTTCATTACCTGATTCAAAAGTTGTAAAGGCAAAGAATGCGTTACAGCGTTGTGCGCTTGATTTGCTTATGAACAGAGACATTACAACTGTTGCTGTTCTCGGCGGTTACGGTAGTGGCAAAACATACTTGTGTATGCAGATGGCGTCTTATTTTGTACTTGATAAAAATGAACAAAGTAAGATTCTTGGTATAAGAGAGCCAAACGGTGAGGGTAAAGATATTGGTTACTTAAAGGGGACATTTGAAGATAAAACCATTAGATTCTTCCGCCCCATTGAACAACAACTTAAAGGCCCAAACCAATACGACTATCTTGTACAGTCTGGTAAGATTGAGACAGAAATTCCTTTCTATATGAAAGGCACAACTTATAACAAAACAATTTTCTTAGTTGACGAAGCCGAAGATTTGTCAGAAGCGCAGATTAAACTTGTTGGTACTCGCGTTGGTGAAAACAGTAGAATCTTCTTTTCTGGTGACTTTGCGCAGTCGATTAAAGACAAAACTACTTCTAATCCTCTTGTAAAGATGTGTGAACAGTTGAAAGGCAACAAGATGTTTGGTTGTATTTATCTTGATGAAGATGTTAGAAGTGAAACAAGCAAATTATTTGCTGACTTATTTCAATAATTACGAGGTATATAAATATGGATTTTGAACTCTCGCCAATCTTTATTCCGGAGGAACTGGAAAATGTTAAACTTCCATCGCCAGAGCTACTTTCCTTTTATGAGAATCTCCAAGAAAGGGTAATCTGGATTGATGATGAAATTGGCGACCAACTTCTTCAATATTCAAAGTATATTCTGAAATGGAATATGGAAGATGAAAAAGCGGGAATTAGGGTGGAAGATAGAAAACCGATTAAATTGATGATTTTTAGTCCCGGTGGCAGTTTATATTCCTGTAATCATTTTGTTGACATTATTGAATTGTCAAAGACTCCTGTGTGGGGTATAAACGTTGGAATGGCAATGAGTGCGGCGTTTTTGATTCTTATTTCATGCCACAAGCGTTTGTGTACTAAAAATTCTGTTGCCTTGATACATCAGGGTTCTAGCGGAATTAGCGGCAATGCCGCAGATGTTATTAGTTCTGCGAAAAATTACGAATCGCAGTTGAATAGACTTAAAGATAGGGTTCTTGAGAAAACCACAATTCCAAGCCGTCTTTACAATGCTAAACTTAAAGAGGATTGGTATTTGGATGCTTCAGAGCAACTCAAGTACGGAATCGTTGAAACGATTGTAGGAGATATATCTGAATTGTTTTAACACGAATGGAGTAAACGGAAATGAAAAGCACTGGTAAATTAATTTCAGAAGTAGCGCAGAGAACAAGGTATTTGAAAGCTCCGGTAACAGAAATCATTCAGGCTCTTGAGGACATTATAAACGAGTCTGTGATTAATGGAGAGACAGTCAAATTTGCTTGTGTAGAGACGGGAGCGAAAAACATCCCAGCACGCGAGGGATTCACTCCAAAAGGCAAATATTACAATACCGAAGCACATACACTCCCGTATGCCAAGGTACGTCCGGCATTCAAAAAAAAATATATGGAGCTGACTTCTAAGAAATGAAAAGCAAGTATGGTATTTTTGATTCTAATAGTAGAAAGATTGTTGGTGTTTTGAATCTTGATGATGGTGCGATTATTGAGATAAACGGAACATCAGTAACACTGGAAGAAGTATTGGCCGACTATAACGGCTGTGATGTTACAATTACTGTTGTTGACAATGCTTCTGGACTAACACAAGAATAAGTGGGGTGCTGTTATGAACGAGATTGAAGTCCGTGTAATACAGCTTTGTATTGAGAAGAAACGTAAAAATGAAAATGCTTTTTATGGTTCAATAGCGGATGTTGTTAGAGAAGAATTTGGTGTTGAATTGTCAACGGAAAGAATCCGTACAATTTCAAGGAGGTATCGAAAAGATAATCACCTTGACGAAAACTTCTTTAAAGTAGATTCAGAGTCGGAAGAAAAGCCAGTTACTGTATCGCTTCTTTCTGATGGCTCTACGGTGAGCGAAAAATCTTTTTCGGTGGCTCATAATACTAAACTGACACCGGAGTTGCTTTTAGAAAAGCACGGATTTGATAAAGACTATTTTGAACTGGTTTCTGCTAAGAACAGCAGATGGAACGTACAGAAAAAGGGTTCTGACATCGTAGATATGTACAGTTCTAAGATTACTGTTCGTCCGGCAAAAGAGTTTATTTGGAGCCAGTCCAATATTGATAGGGCTTTTAGTAACATTAAAATCAAACCAGCTCCATCCAGAAAACTTGTGCATGTTACACATAACGGTAGATGCTTGGTTGTTCCCATTAGCGACTTACATCTTGGACTTCTTTCTGAAAAGAAAGTAAGCGGTAACGACTATAATCTTGAAATTGCCGAGTCTCTTTATTATTATGTTTTAAACGACGTAGTAAACGAGGTAAATGGACAGTCGTTTGAAAAGGTGATGTTTATTATTGGCAATGACTTCATCAATGCTGATAATATCACAAATACTACCACAAAGGGAACGCCCCAAGATTGTTCAAATCAGTGGCATACTATTATTGATAAAGCCATTGAGTTGTGTATCAACGGTATAAATATGCTTACAGCGATTGCTCCTGTTGATGTGATATATGCTGTTAGTAACCATGACTATCACAGCATGTACGGTATTATGAATACACTTCAAGCATATTACAGGAACGATAAACTTGTAAAAGTATATGGCGACCCATCTGAAAGAAAATACTTTAAGTTTGGTAGCGTAATCGTTGGCGTTGCGCATGATATAAAGCCGGATAAAGCTCTTGAAATCATGTCTGTCGAAGCACATGACATGTGGAGTGAATGTAAATCAATGATTTGGTTCTTAGGGCATTTACATACCCAAATGGCATATAGTAAAAAAGGATATGTTGAGGTTCTTAGACTTCCAACTGTAAGCGGTTGGTCGCGTTGGTCGAATCAGCAAGGCTATGTACAAACTGAAAGAAAGAACCAAGCATTTATCATTGATGAAAATACAGGAATTAAAACGACGATAAACACCGTTATCAAATTATAATAGAGAATGAAGCCCGCCAAGCCTATGAGCATTTGTTGCTTATGCGTATCATGGCGGGCCTTTTGTTTGCGCTGGCGTAACTCAGTTGGTAGAGTAGCTGACTTGTAATCAGCCTGTCGCACGTTCAAATCGTGTCGCCAGCTCCAATATGATATGTTAAACATATCGAGAGAAATAAATGGAGAAAATGGAGGGCATACTATGCCAAAAGAAGTACCAAAGGCCCATCCACCGATGCCAAAACCGTCGGAAAGAACAAAATCTACATCATCTACTGGTGTATATAAACGTAGACGTGGGCCATTAAGTAATGCAGAAATAGCATTACTTGAGAGATATAAAGCTAAGAACAATTTAAGTGCTATTGTTGACAACACAATTGATGAAATTGTTTCTGATAGTATATATGAGATTAAAGAAGCCGTAGACAATATGATAGCTTACGGCGACCCAAATGTATATAGAGTTTTACCAAAAGAATTAGATAAAAAAATGAGAGACTATGGGATGGTTGCTCAAGAATATTTTGGTAAAAAAGGCCCTAGTAAGGACACTACGCCTGTTTTTATAGTTCCAGAGACATATAAGCAGTGTAATGTGTGTTTGAAGTTTAAACCACAAAGAAGTACCGCTGGTATGAATTTTTATACATCATATTCAGACACATCCAATGGCCTTACAAGTATATGCTGTGATTGCGCCAAAAAACTTTTTTCCAAGTATTTAAAAGAATACGGTATTAGAGAGGCTCTTGTTATAATGAGCCAGAAGTTGGATATTGTTGTTATATCTGAAGTGTTAGAACAATATGTGGAGTTCTATAACACGGCAGAAGGCAAAAAGAGCGTGCTTGATGGTGTGTTTTTTAGTGACTATTATCAGGCTACGCTTTTATCATTTTCTGAAGAACAGAAGAAAGACGATTTATCGTTCTGTAAATCAAACCTTCATGGTGAGCCTTTTAGAGATGTAATACCAACATTTGATTTGGCACCAATATATGACGATATTACCGTTAAAAAGTCAAAAGGCGCGGACGACGATGATGAATTGGCGAGAAAGTACCCATCATTATCAAAGTTAAAACAAAAATGGGGTAGCTTTGAAAAGGCTGACTTATATTGGCTTGAGGATAAGTATAATGAGTGGTATGAGAAATGCGAAATTGATGGATTGTCAAGGGAAAAACTTGTAATTCAGCTTTGCTATGAGGAATTATCTATTGTTAGAACTCGTGAAAAGGGTGGAAACGTAAAAGACAAAGTTAGGAGCTTTCAGACACTTATGAAAGACGCTGAACTTACTCCAAAGAAACAGTCCATATCCGGTTCTTCTGAATCACAGTTTACATCTTTGGGTGAGTTTATAAAGGCGGCTGAAGTTAAAGGGCCGATTATATCTAAGAATAAGGCGTTTAAAGATGCTGATAGCTTTGAAAGACTGTGGAAGTCTATTGCTGGGGCAATTTCAAGAACTCTTGGCAGAGACAATGAGTATGTAAGAGACTTTGAGGAAAACTACAAAGATTACACCGTAGACTTTAATCGCGTTACAGAATCCAGCGACTCGACTTCCGACAATTCAGAAGTAGAGGAAGTTGGTGATACTGATGGCGAAGCATAAAATTCAATTCTTCAATGATTGGATTGATTATTGGAGATTAAACATTCATCGGTTCGCCGCAGAGTATCTTGGAATCAAACTTAGTTTATTCCAGCAAGTTGTATTATACTTAATGGATTCTCCAAGTTGTACCAAAGATAACTCACTTATATTCTTCGCTTCTCGTGGTATCGGTAAGTCTTTCTTGACAATGGTATTCTGTATCTGTAAATGTGTCTTGTATCCTAACATAACGATTAAAGTTGCTTCTTCAACAATGCATCAGGCTACAATGTTCGCAAGTAAGTTGTATGAGATACAAAACGGGCGACCGAACGTTGAAAGAGAAATAGACACAATAAGTATTAATCGAGATAGCGCTATTATAAAGTTCAAGAATGGCTCTACAATTGAAGCTGTTGTTTGCGCTGATACGGCTCGTGGCGCTCGTGCTAATATTCTTATCTTAGACGAGAGCCGTCTTATGAGCAAGGCAACGATAAACAACGTTTTGATGCCGTTCCTTACTAAGTCGAACCGCGACCAGCCTTGGGCGATGGACCCAAGATATAGAAAATATATGGAGAGAGAACATAACTCGACTATATATTTGACTTCTATTGGATATAAGGACGAGTGGAGCTATCAGGACTTTAAACAGTATTGTGAAGATATATCTGTTGGTGATGAATCAAAGGTGGCATTATCATTGCCATATCAGTTTGCCGTTGAGGGTGGAATTATTAGAAAATCTTATATCGAAAACCGATTTAGAGACAGAGGCGCTGACATAACTGGTTTACGAATGGAATTTGAGGTTATTCCACACGGTGAATCTGAAAGCGCTATGTTTACATTCGACGAAGTAAATAGCGCAAGACAACTTAGAGTTCCTCTTATTCCTCCTACGGATGATGAATATATTGAATGTAAGGGAATACTAAAAACATTACCATACTATCAAAAGAAAGAACCAAGAGAGATTCGTGTTTTGAGCATGGATATTGCTGTTGGTGGTGGGAGAAAGAACGACTTGACAGTATTTACTGTGTTCAGGTGCATTGAGGATTTAGACTACTATGACAAAGAACTTTCGTATATTGAAGTTATGAGTGGTGTAAACCTCGACCAACAGGTTATACGAGTAAAACAACTCTTTTATGACCTTGAGTGTGACTATGCGGTTATAGACGCTGGTGGTGCTATTGGTATTGAAACCATAAACTCTTGTGGTAATATTACAAAAGATATGGTTAGAAACCGTAGATATCCCGGCTGGAAAACCATGAACAAGGTTGAAAAGTATGATATGCGTATCGCTGACCCAAATGCCGAACCTGTATTATTTCCAATTCAAATTTCTGGTGCGGGTGCTTCGGCTATGCAGTATAACATGTTGGTTACGGCGCAGCTTGAATTTCAGAGAAAACGTATCTCGCTTTTGGTAGAAGATGATGTTGCTGTACAAGAGTTGAATAAAAGATATAAATACTTGACAATGAAAACGAGTAATGACAATTTGATGCGTGAACGAGCTAATAATATGATTGGCCCATTTGCTAATACAACAAGTTTAGTTGATGAAGCAATTAAGACGCAGATTGTCAAATTGCCTAGTGGAAGATGGGTATACGATGAAAAGAACGGGCGTAAGGATAGAGTTATTAGTATGATTTATGGTTTGTATTTTATAAACCTACTTGAAGAAGATTTAATCTCTTTGACAAAAAGTGTAAACATAAGTGATTATGTATCTTCGAGGAACTATACTAAAAAGAATAATCCTATCAATCCGTTTGGTTCAAACTTAAATAAACTAGCTGGGTTTGGAATGAGAAGATGATTTATAGAATATCTTTTACTGGTGAAGCACCAGATTATCGTGTATTGATGGACACTATGGCTAGAATCGGTGATTATTGTTATAGTGGTAAATCATTCTTTCTTGATACGGATAAAACGTATAAAGAACTAAAGGATATATTTGACGGCTTTATCGAACCGATAGGGCCGTCTTATGATTTGTCAACGTGCTCAGAATTAGTGCGTAAATGGTGCTTGACTAAGATGGGGCTTAAAGCACTAAAAGAGTTCGAGGAGAGCGACGAGGGACAAAGTAGAATGAAAGAAATCATGGCATACCTTGATGCCATAGAAGAAAAGAGAAGAAAGGAGGGGGTTAAAGAAGATGGCAAGACAAGTTCAGCGAAAAGAACCAGAGCCGCCGCAGCGCCAGAGTCAACCGTCAAACCAAAGGGTAAGCGTACAACAGGTTGAAAACAAATGGAAACAGGTGTTTAGTAGCCCAATTGGCGGTGGATTTGGTGGTGTGGCACCGGGCGGATATTTACTTAATATAGGTGCGAGTTTTGTCAACGACCCATATCTCCTTAACCAGAGAATCAAACAGCTTTCGACGCTTCCCGCATTTACAGATAGAGAGCAAATAGAGGAATCATTAAAGAATCCTGAAAATAACGAGTTCGATTTGCGCGAAGCGACGCATAGCATGATTTATCTCACATATCCTCTTTACAGGCTTCAAATGCTGTATGAGGGTATTTTGAAGTATAGAAGCTATATTGAGCCTAGATACGTCGATAAGAAAGAGATGAATACGCCACGATTCAAGTCCGATTGGAAACTTGTTGATATGTGGCAGAAGAAACTCAATCCTCAGAAGCAGTTTAGACGAATTGTGGCTGAGGTTATACCAGAGGGTAAAAGAGCATATTATCTTCGACAGTCTTATAACAGCACTACTGGAAGCGAGAATGTAAATTATGTTCATTTTCAAGTTCTTCCAAGTGATTGGTATAAGATAATTAAGCACTCTACTGACAGCTATGAGGTAGTAGCTTTTAACTTTGCTTACTTCTGGCAAGCTGGTACAGAACTTGGACAATTCCCCGAAATATTTACAAGATATTATGACCAGCTTATGACGGCCACCAGTTTTGATGAAAACGGCAATAAGTGGATTGACCCTAGAAAAACCCCTGATGATGTTGTTGTTGAATATAACCAAGAGACTATGACGTGGTTCTATTGGAAGGAACTTCCGGCTGACGAATGTTTCGTTTTCTCTTTCACGGAATCAGACGACTTACAGGTTTCTCCGTTCGCTTCATTGCTTTTACAGGCACAAGACTTAGCATCATATTCGCTATTACAGCAACAGTTGCTGACAGTGCCATTGTATTCGATGTTGCTTGGTGAAATGCCGTTACATGATGATAATAAGTCTGGTAACTATACTGACGACTTTAGATTGTCGCCAGAGGCCGTCAATGCTTTTGAGGCAAAGGTAAACTCTAGTATGCCTCCGGGAACAACATATAATATCGTTCCGTCTGAAAATAACCAACTCTACCACTTCCAAGAAATACCAAATGCTAACAAGATATATAATATGGGCTTACAACAGCTTATTAATACATCTGGCGCTTCTACGCTAATGACAACCACAGAAAAACCGTCGGTTGCTCAAGTTGCGGCTGGTAAGATTATCGAAACCAGATATATTGATAGGATGTATGACCAGTTTGCTTGGGCATGTAATATAATCCTTGAGAAGATGTATGAGTTCGGTGATTTGAAGTTCCGTTGGCAGTTCTATATCCATGGTGATGCTTTTAGTGAAAAAGACGAGATTGCCGCAGTTGAAAAGAGTCTGTCTATGGGACAGCTTGAATTGCTTCCAAAATACTTGTCATACCACGATAAGAGCTTAATGGACGCTATAACTGATGCTGATTGGGTTGAAACATCTGGAATATATGATAAGTTTAAACCACTTGTCAATACATTTGGTATGTCGTCAACAACTAAACAGACTGGCACATCTGGTAGGCCAAAAATGGATTTAGATAAGATAGAGAATGATAATACGGCAAATAGTGTTGATTCTGGAACTAACACTTCTGATACTCGCTTCTCTTTAAAACATTGTGTTGTCTGCGGTGGAGATGTAAATGAAGAACATTATCCATTTTGTAGCGAAGAATGTAAAGAATCTTATATAGAGGAACAACGTGACGATTATGAAGAACAGTAAAGAATGCTCTCATGTGGATGCGGATGGAAATTCCACTATTATTTTTTCACATAAGAAATGGACTGGCGTTTATCCGCCTCGCGTAAAGGGTATTTGTAAACTTTGTAAAGAACAAATCGAAATGACGGAAAGCGAATATAAAGAATTTATAAAAGAGGGTGAGTTATCTTGAAACTGATTTCCGACAGAATGGAATCAGCACTCACTGGACTTTATGGACTGTGTTTTACTGGAAATAGTATTTGTGATAATATGGTTACACAGCTTGGTGTAAAATTTGTTATGCCAAATACATCAAATCTTATCCATTATAATATGGCACATGAACTTCCGGTGCTGGCTGATTACATTGGTGAATACGCTGCGGCTCGAAACTCATATCTCCATAGGCCAGCGGTAGCGGCTCATATGGAAGAATATGAAAATCTTACAACAATGTTTGCTGAACTCCTTAACTATATGGTTGCTCTTGAAAAAGAAGTGAGTAAGGTTATGGATTTGGCTATTGCCGAAGATGATAAGCAAACACTCAAGAACCTTGACAAATTCATTAGAAAACTTGTTCCCTTGACTGAAATGGCACTTGGCTTCGTGGATTATGTCGAAATGAATGGTGATACACCGCCTCAGTGGATGCAGATGGATTCTAATATCAATAAATTCTTTGGTATTAAGAGAAAGTAAATCTGCTATTACAATGAAAGGTGGTGATTGAATGCCTAAAGTTTTTTCTGTTCCTGTTGAAAGAATAGATATTGAAGAAATCAATAACGGCGACTTTTTGAAATTAAAGTTGTATGCTATTTCTGATACAGTAAATAGAAACAATTCGGAGTTTCTTAGAGAGGGCTTCGAGGAGTCCATTCCGACAATTTATAATAAACCAATTTTGGCTTATTTTAATAAAAATCTAAATGATACCGAAGAACACAATTCTCGTCTTGATATTGACAAGTATGGAAATGAGTTCTATGATTACGACTATGATGGTGCTGAAAAGCCCGTTGGTGTTATTCCAGAAAGTTCTGTCATAACCATAGAAGAAGTCGAGGGTAAAAACTGGGTAGTTATCAATCCTGCTTACATATGGACTGAATATAACAAACGACTTACGGAAGTTATTAAAAGTCAGTTAAGTAAAAAGGTTAGCGTAGAGGTTGAACCTGTTGACTTTTGGGTTGATGAAGAATCTGGTATAGAGAAAATTAGAACTTGGAAGTTTTTAGGAATTACCATACTTGGGAAAGATAAATATGGTAGAGCCATAGAGGAAGGCATAGAGGGTGCTAAACTGGTACTCGAAGATTACGCCAAATCTAGCAAGTTCAACTCTTATAAATCCAAATTTCAGTTCGCACTTTCTGGCAAGAAAGAAGAATATTCTTCTTCTATACTTGAAAAATATGGTGTTACGGTGTCAATGGAGGATAAGAGCAAAATGGATTTTATTAAAAAAGACGAGTATGGCACTGGCAAACCAATCTCTGTACTTAAATCTAAGGAAGCAGTCTCTAATGATTCTTGGGGCGACGTTGATAAGACAGCCCTTAGAGACACAGTGTTAAAGGCTCGCAATTACAAAACGCTTGTAAAATCGGTATATCTTGATGTTCAAGATGGATGGGAAGATGCTCCATCTGAAAAACTCAAATATCCGGTTATGCAATATAAAAATGGCAAATTCGTTTATAACGCTGGTGGGCTGTTGAGCGCACAACAGTACGGCGAAAAATATGACGAAAGTATTGCTAAAAAGGCTTTGACAATTCGTAAAAGACTTGGATTAGTAAAGTCAGAAAAGGAGGAAAAAATGAAGAAATTTATTGAAGCAGCCAAAATTTCTGGCTTTGCTTACCTCGGACTGTATGAAGGCAAACTTGCCTTTGCTCAAGAGTGCGATTGTGACAAAGAGGAAATGGCTGAGGAAAAGAAAGAGCTTTCTTTGTTTGAAGTCGATAAAGAAGTTGCCGAGAAGTACGTTGAAGGCGAGGAATTTGCTTGGGACGAGATTACTGGCCGTTCTATTGATTTGACAACTCGTGACGATGGTGATAAACACACCTATGAGGACGACGAGGATGAAGATGATAAAGAGGACGACGAGGAAGATAAAGACGGCGACGACGGCGACGATAAAGAAGATGCGGATAAGGAAGAAATGGCTAAGAGAATCGAAGCTCTTGAAGCTGAGAAATGCGAGATGGAAAAGCGTTGTGAAGCTGCTGAAAATGAGCTGAAAGACATTCGCATGAAACAGTTCAAGGAAGATACTGATGCTATTCTTTCTGATGAAGATGCCGATATGGACGAAAAGACCCACGAGGAACTTGTAAAGATGCGCGACGAGGGCAAGTTCTCTAGTGTGGAGGAGTTCGCCAAAGAAGTTGCTTATAAGAAGTACCTTGCCGAAAAAGAAGGAAAGAAAGAGATGTCTAAAAAGGACACCAAACTTTCTTTTGGTCTTAATAAGAAAACCGAACCAAGCGTGTCTAAAAAGAATGACTTGTTAGACAAACTTGCAAAAATTTAAGGAGGAAAACTAACTATGGCTAATAAAAACTTTTTTCAGCCTGTGAGAATGGAATCTCAGTATGTCGCGACAAAGCTGCAGACTGTTCTGTTCCAAGCCGAAGATGCTAACGCCGCTTGCTTTGATGGCGAGCTTGCCGTTCTTGGTGATTTCACACAGGACCCCGTTTATCTTAGCGCTTTTACTGCTGCTAATGCGGCGGCTTCTGCTCCTGCGGATTTCAATACCCGTATTGCGACTGCTCCTGCGGCGGCCACAGCAGTAGGTGTTGGTGTTATCGACCTGCCCACTGTCCCGATGGCTACTGGCGCTGGTGTGGCTTATCGTATGGGCTTCAAGACAATCGGCCTGACCGCCGAGGCTGGCGTGCCCGTGCGTTTCCGTAAGTTCGTGGTTGACGACACATTTGCTACTGGTGAGGAAAACTGCACTGCTGCTCTGACAGTTGGTCAGTATGCCACTGTTGGCACTGCTGGTAAGTGGGTGCCTGCGGCTGACGCTCCGTCTACTACTGGATGCTATGCTAAGGTTATTAGCAAGTATATTGTGTCTCAGGGCGTTGACGGTAAACTTACGGACAATGGTGTACAGGCTTACATGCTGTGCATCATGGCTAACTAATTAAAGGAAAGGAAAGAGAGGTAATAGAATTATGGCTAATGTTAGACAGTTCTATACTTTAGATACTGCTGGCAAGAACTTCTCTATGCTCGACGAGGAGCAGAAGTCTCTTGTTGAAGGCGGATTTAAGGTTGCTAAACAGTATATGGCCGACCGCGTAAAAGAAACAAAGAAAGACCTCTTTGCTTCTATCAATGATACATCCATTGACAACCGCAAGGAACTCAATGACATGGTTGTTGAGAAAATTGCCAAATATAGTGCGAAGCGCGCTGGCGGAATCAACACAGAGAACTTTACTCTGAAAGATGTTGCTAACCCCAACGTTCATAATAACCGTGTGTTCAAAGAGACTTTCGCGGCTGTGCTTGCGCAGATTATGACCCCGGTTGTTCCCGCTATGATTTCTACGTCCTTTATGGACATGGCTGATGTTTCTAACATCGGTTGGGGCGATACGGCTCGCTTCAAGGTTAATTCCAATGATACGTTCTTTGTGACTCGACTGGCTGAGGGTATCCTCAACGGTTCTGTTCAGAGAACTTACAATGATGAAATCACTGTCAACCCGGAACCCTACAACATCACTGTTGCTGTTGACTGGTATCAGGTTGCCGCTGGTTTGTTTGACCTTGGTGAGTTCGTGTACAAAGTTGGTATTTCTTACAATGCCTATATCACGCAGATGATTATTCAGGCTATCGGTGGCAACATCGCGGCCAATGCTGGCACTTCCTACTTCGTTAATGGCTTTGCCACTAACACATTCGTGAAGCTGGCTGAAATCCTGCGTGCCGCTAACAACGGTGCCAAAATCCGTGCTTATGGTACTCTTGCTGCTCTGAGCGCTATCATTCCGTCTGGTACGACAAACGCTAACCTGCAGATGGGCCTTGGCGAGGAATGGGCGCGTATCGGCCATCTGGCAACGTACATGGATGTTGACCTTGTGCGTATTCCGCAGATTCTTCTGCCGAATACTGTCAACACCACTCCGCTGACTGGTATTCCCGATTCTACAATCTATCTGTTCGCAGATGGTGGCTACAAGCCCGTCAAGCTCGTGTTCGAGGGTAGCGCGTTTACGCACGACATCGTTCCGACGGAAGCTCCTGACAAGGAAATGGGCATGAGCCTTACGCTTAGAATGGGTAGCACGTTCGTGGCTGCTTCTAAGTATGGTGCTATTACGGGCGTTGGCGCGTAATTAACCAGTGATAATTGTTATAGGGGACTCTTTTGAGTCCCCTATATATAATAATGGAATAAATGGAACAAAAGGAGAATGGTTATGCCTGCTACTAAAAAACAATCTGTATCGCAGAACGAAGTTTCTAATGATACTCAGACGGTAAAAGAAGTCACTGGAATGAGCGTTGAAGATATGCTTGCTATGATAGCAAATCTTACGGCTCAGGTTAATAAACTCAATTCCCAGCATGGCGGCGAGAGCGTTATGGTTTCAAAGATGGATAGGCCGTGTACTCTAATTCACCTGTGTGAATGCAACCCTATGCTCCCATCAACAATCCGTGTAAACGGCAACGAAATCCGTTTTACGAAGTTTGGCGAGAGACGTACTTTCAGATTTGCTGAAATGCAGGATATTACGTCACGTTATAGAGATTGGTTTGAGCGTGGTGTGTTTACTCTCGGTGAAGATTGTGACGAAATGGTAAATGATTTTGGGCTTGACATCATGGACATTCCAATGTCTGTTGAGCAGTATGCCAAAATCGCAACATTGCCCCTGTCAGAGTACAAGCGTATTGTTGATGGATTGTCACATCCGCAGGCTCTGCGTCTTGCTCAAACGTGGATTAAGCGTTACGAAGCAAACATGCCGGGTTATTCAAATCTTGAGAAAGTCAAGATTTTAAATAAGAAAACAAAAGGCTTTATGAAACAATTTATGTCTGATTTGTTAAGCGACGATACAGAATAATAAGGGGGAACAGTTTGTGGCCGGAACATCATATTTCACTATATATAAAAGAGCCATAACAGAGTTTAAAGACCCTACTTTAAAAAATCTTTTAGACAATGATACTGTTATGTTTAGCCAAGTTATGTATAACTTCCTAGAGAATGCTATTTCTCTTTTCACTAACCCGATTCCGGCGCAAAAACGTGTAAACGACCGAGTACCTCCTAAATTCTATACACAGACTTTCAAAGGTGATGGTAGTACAAATCAATTTACATTGACCGACGCGCCAGAGGCTAGTCTAATAGATGATTGTCTTTTTGAATATACAGTTGATGGAAACAAAGTAGATGGAACATATAGTGCTATTCCGGGTGGTGTGGTTGGAGAGGCTATTGTCGGTAGTACACATACTGAGGGAACACCAACAGTGACTCTTGAGCCTGCTCCATATGTGGGTTCTGAACTTGTAATTAACATTTATTATGTTGGTAACTGGAATGTCAATCTCTATCCGATGGAAGAATACATTCTTGCCGAATTTATTATGGCGGCATGGTCGGAGTATATCCAGAATGACAAACTTGATATAGTGAGACTTCTTGGGGACACCGACTTTAAATTAACATCGGCATCATCTGCTACTACTTCAAAGTCGAGTTGGTATGTTGTAAATAGAGAGACTGTTACAAAGCGTATGACAAAATATGCGTGGGACGCAGCTATCCAGAGGTTATACCCATGATAAAAAAATATTATGCTGACCTTGTAAATAGAGTCTTTAACGTATTGTACATTTATGAAAATGACATGTCCGCCTTTGAAGAATATGTGAAGTCGCTAACATTTGAGCTTAGTGGAAATGAGGACTTTTCAGAGATACAACAGATACGATTCAAACTTAATGCTCTACTTTTAAATGACATTTGTCATTCTGATGTTAGAAGAAGTGTATTGAAATCAATCAGTATCTTGGATAGAATATTAAGTAACTGGAAGGAGTGATAATATGGCCCTTGATTTACGAGGAATAAAAGCGGCTACATTTAACACTCCAACCAATTATGTCGAAAGTGTACGATACTACGAGCAAAATTTACAAGATAAAATAAATGACACCTATCAGTATGCTAGTGATACATATGAAATAGGGCAGGAAATCGTCGCTGGTACATTAGATTTTTGTCCTTTGGTTTGTAGGGTTTGTCACGCTATAAATCCAAAAACCGGATTGAATCTTGGAGACGACTTTAAAGATTTAAAGTTTTTTGACGTGTTCTCTCATAGAACTATGGGTGAGAGATATGAGTTCAACGGTTCGGTTTGGATTACTACAAACACAGACAACTATCATTATAATACACAGTCAGCTATTGTGCGTAGGTGTAACAATACACTGAACTATATAGATACCAATGGCAAGATAATACGAGAACCTTGTATTGTTGGGTATTCAGTCAAGTATGCTAATATCTATTATAATACGTCTGTGGAAATACCGCAGGGTACAATAATTATAACAGCCCAGAATAACAGCAATACGCAAGGCATGAATATTAACGATAGGTTTATATTGAACAATCAAGTGTTTAAGATAAAATCTATTAAAGACTATTTGCGCAGCGATACATCGTTGGGTTCTTCTGTGCCTCTGATAGAGTTTGAATTGTATATTGATGCCAAATCACCAGACGATAACTTTGAACTTGGTGTGGCCAATATGAATAAGTATATTGGCATCTATCCTCCGAAACCCAAAGTTCTAAACGAAGTGATAGTGGAGCCAGAATTTAGCAAACTTTATCAAGGAGAAACTCGAACCTATACATGTTACTATTATATCAATAATATAAAGCAACCAAATGAGTTTATATTTGAACCGAAAGGTGCGCATCCAAATCTATATTCGCTTACTGTTATAGACGGCAATACATTCACCGTAACATGTCTTGGAAAATCAACAAATCTATTGGTTGTTAATTGTATTGGTGATATTATTTCATCAGATAGCGCCATAGTGGGCGAAGCTGTTGTAGGCACAGCTTCTGTTGGTAATGATGGAATCGTAGGTAAATTAGAAAAAGAAATTACCATAGATTTGAGGGGGCTATACTGATGCCAGTTTTTGATATGGAAAGGTTGGCCTATAACAAATTCACAGAATTTTCAAACTTGTGCTATAACATACTGGCTTATTTAATGGTACAAAATGAAGATATCTGGAAGCTCTTGAAATATGACACCCCCGATGCTCTATCGAAACCCAACCTTACGCTGGAAGAAAAAAGGAAAATGATTTATGACGGAAACGGAGATTCTGAACACTATAATGTGTATAGAAGTCCGTTTGTAGATGAAGCATTTACCGAACAAACCAGTCAATTAAGGATTTATGCGCTTACTATAAACCCCCAAAATAGAAGTTTGGCTACAATTGATTTGAATATTGATTGTATCACACACACTAAGTTGGTTAATATAGATGGAGGTAAAAGCCGGGTTGAGTTGATGGTTGAAGAAGTATTAAAGACACTCAACGGACAGGAGATAGACGGAGTAGGTAAATTATTTTTCGATGCTAGAGAGGCTATGTATGATGGTGCCAGATTTAGCATTTTTAATAATAGATATTTCTATGGTTGTCAAATAACCATGTCTGTCCACTACGGAGAATTGGAGCCAAACACTTATGGTTGACGATATTCTTCTTCCGTATAGACAACAAGTTTTGAATGATGAGCCAGTTGAGCTTTTTGATGGGCTGACTTTATACCCAGTTAAAATGCGTGATTATATTACATTTAATGTTTGTTCTTCTATTCTTAAAATGAATAAAAATGCGACAAACGACCCAAAAGTAATTTCTATGTCATATTTAGATTATATCCTGTATTTAGCTCAAAAAGACGAGGAAGAAAAAGAACCGGGACGACCAAATTTAACAGAGTTGTTTTTACAAGAACTCTTTTTGTTGGTTACAAACAAAGACGGTATGAGCTTTGGATATGGTGTAGATGAAAAGAAAAAGAGTTTCATCGAAATAGACGGAGTTAGGCTATATAAAAAAGAATTTGAAAAGTTCAGAAAATTTGTACTTTGTCAAAACATCCCCGATTATAAAGAAGAATATATAAACCCGGAATTGGCCGAGGACTTAAAAAAGGCGGATGAAATTAGGAATAAAGGGAAAACTCCAAGTGACATAGAAAAACAAGAAATGGCAGTAGTTATCGGAAGTTCATTAACATTAGAAGATGTTAAAAACATGACAATAAGGAAGTTCCATATTGCTTTAGAGTTAATCGACAAGAAACTTCATTATACTATTGCTAAACAAGCTAGTCTATCTGGCTTTGTTGAGTTCAAACAAGAGATAACACACTATTTGATTGAGGATAATAGAGGTATTGAAGATAGCGTTATTGATTATTCTCAATTTAAAGATAAGTTAAATAGTGTAAATAAATAAGGAGGAAACTTATATGGCAAGATATTTTCTCGCTGGTGCCGCAACAGTCGATATGCTTGTGGGCGACCAGATTGTAGCCACTGCTAATACTCTGCTCGATTCTTCTATCACAATAGGTTCGACAGCAGAAGATGTTCGTGGTGGCCCCGGTGCTAAGTTGTTAGGTAAATACTATCATACAAGCACGTTTGATATTAGCCTTACGGACACAATGTTCAAACTTGAGTACCTTGCGTTCCAAACTGGTTCTGCGATTCAGCAGATTTCTGATGTATTTACATCAGAGCAGGTTACACTGGCTGCTGGTGGTGCTGGTACTATTGCTGATACCCCTGCTGACTATCAGGGATACGGCACAATCGGCTGGGTTGCAAAGCCCGGTTCCGACGCTTATACAAAAGTGACATTTACTGACAAGGCTTTCACCGTTCCCGGTGCCGCTGAGGGTGATGTTTATTGTGTTAAGTATGTCAACACTGACAATGCAGCTCGTCAGATTACGATTTCTTCGTCTTTTATTCCGAGCGAAGTTACGCTTGTTATGAAAGCAAGTCTGTATCGTGGTGGCGGACGTGACAAGAATGATGTAAACAGTTCTTCTAAGGTGGGCAATGTTCAGATTCTTGTTCCTCGCTTCCAGTTTGATGGCTCTATGGAAATCTCTATATCAGCGACTGGTGTTGCCAACTCTCCGATTGCTGGTTCTGCTCTTGATAATCCGTCGGCGGATTGCTCTGAGGGTGGATACTATGCTATTATTACAGAGCAAATCGCGGGTGCTTCTTGGTATGATAACGTGTTCGCTCTGGCAATTGAGGACAGTGATGTTGAGCTTACAGCCCCATCTGGAACACAGACACTTAGCGTATACGCTCTGCCTGTTGCTGGTGCCGCGTTTAAACCGCCTTATGAGGATTTAACGTTTACTTCTGCCGCCGATGCTACTGCTTCGGTTACTGCTGAAGGTGTTGTTACGGGTAAGGCTGCTGGCAATACCACAATTACAGTTGCTATCAAGAATAAGGCCGGTATTGAAGCAGTTGCCAATGTGACTGTTACTGGTGGCTAATTGATAGTTAGGAGCTGATAATTATGGCATATACACCTACTGTTTGGAAAAACGGTGATGTCATTACCGCCGAACTTTTAAATCATCTTGAAACTGGTGTACAAAACGAGCAAGTTGGGCCAGAAGGCCCAGCAGGCCCTACTGGTGCGGCGGCTGGTTTTGGTACGCCTACCGCTACGGTAGATGCTAATGTTGGTACGCCTGCTGTTGAAATTACAGCAACAGGTGACGATACAGCAAAGGTGTTTGCTTTTGCGTTTAGCAATTTAAAGGGTGAACCGGGTGCTGCTGGTGCCAAGGGTGAACCGGGTGCAACAGGTGCTACTGGTGCGACTGGTGCCTCTGTAACAGCAATTGAGCTTTATAAGGACGAGTCTGGCGCTATCACTGGTGGTAAGGCCACCTTGTCTGATGCGAGTGAAATTACTATCACTGTTACAACTACTCCAACGGTTTAATTGTTTATGGGACTACTCATATTGAGTAGTCCCATATTTTTACATAAGGGTGATTAACATGTGCCCATATGCGGTAGATAAATCTGATTTTTTACATAAGAACTTAGTTTGTACATTGGACAACAAAACTTGTGGATTGTGGAGATATTGTCCAACACTCAAGAAACCAATTATGAGTGATAATTACAATAAGTACGGTTGTCGTACAAAAAATGAATTTGAAAATAGTCAGAAAGATGGTGATAAGAATGGACAAAGATAAGGTTGTTTTGGAGGATGTTGAGGTAGTCGAGAAGCCTAGAAAAGCAACTCCAAAAACCAAGAAAATTATTGCTAAGGTAAATTACTCAAAGCCCTCTAAAAACTTAACTTCTGTGTCATATGAAAGCAATGGCGCTATCTGTTCTGTTTTTATAAAAGGAATTTATACTGGTACGGTAGAAATTGAATATATAGGCGACGCTTTTGACAATAGCAAAATTGTAAGGGTTAAATAAGGAGGGATTAGATGTTTATTACTGTGGCGGGAACACCTGCTGGATATGGTTATTTCGATATTACAGCAACTCCTAATGAAAATATCATCCCGGCAATGGTAGCCGAGATTAGGGCGAATGACATTAACAAGGATTTGGGTGCGCCAATTTCGGTTGGCACAATGGCTATTCAGGTTAAAGCAGCAGCAAAGGTTAGTATTAATGGGCGAAATCCTGTGCTGGTAGAGCCAGATATTGGCCTTACTTTTGATGCTCGTGGAGTTTTCTCGGTAGTGTTTGATACAGCAGTAGCATATAATATTACTATTTCATATTAATGGGGTGATATTATGTTACCTCAATATGGTTTCCGTGTAATTTATTATAACATTATTCGAGGATTTAATAATCTCAACACCGAATCAGGTGGTGGAAATGGGCTGGGAGACGATGCAGTTGTTGGACGCGCTATCGTTGGTTCGGCGGTTGTTGGATATGTTTCTCCGAGCATTGGAACCGCTATTGTTGGTACGTCTGAAGTAACGTAATAATCGTTATGTTTTATCAGCAATATAGGGGGTGGTTCCGGTGATAGATATTTTAAAAGAGCTTTCTCAAATTGCTGGCTACTTGACTGGTTTAATGGCCTTTTTTGCTCTTATAATTCCAAAGTCAAGAAATTTTCTAGTTAAATGGTTGAAGAAAAATCTTGAGATTGACAAGGTTAATAAATCTCTAGAAGTTGAAATAGAGAAAAGCCACGACAGAGAAAAGGCAATAGAGAATATAAGTAAATCTCTTGATGCTCATGTACAACGGTACAAAGAATATACAGAGAAAGCTGCTGAAAGAGACATCTTCTTCCTTAGAGCGCAAATAGATAACATATATCATAAATTTATGCCACTTGGGTATATCACAGCCAGAGAAAAGAGTGACGTAGCCAAAGCGTGGGAGCTTTACGTCGCAATGGGCGGCAACAGCTATGCGAAAGAAGAAGTAGAAGAACTTTTGGCATTACCAACAAGATTTTAATGGTAATAAGGGGACACGTCTAACGTGTTCCCTTATTTTTACGGAAATAAAAGGAAAAGGTGGTGAAACCATGGCCAGAAAGACATTTAAAAAGGTTATTACAAACGACGACCTTATCTCACAGATAAATGATAAAAACAAACGGCTTGTAGAAAGATTCTTGAGAAACTTTGCCACGAAAAGGTCAGAGGCGTCAGTAAAAGTATATCAGTCAAACTTTAATATATTCTTTTGCTGGAATCTTCTGAACAACGACAACAAATTCTTCACAGATATTAGAAAATCTGAAATGATGGATTTCTTTGACTATGGTTCTTCGGAATTGAAGTGGAGTCCAAATAGATATGCTAACGTTTGGAGTTCACTCAACAGTCTAAGTACATTTATTGAAAATGTATTGGACGACGATTATCCTGATTTTAGAAATCAGGTAAGAAAAATAGAAAAGCAACCGAAGGCAAATGTAAGAAAGAAAACAATTCTTACCGATGTTCAGATTCAGAATCTGTTAGATTATTTATCTAAGAAGAATCCTCAACAAGCATGTTTGCTTGCTCTTGCTTGTTTCTCAGGTGCTAGAATAAGTGAATTATTTAGATTTACAACCGATTTAATTGATTTGAATAATTTGGCATATGAAGATTTGTTTATTGAAACATCCGAAGAAATAAAAACTAAGGGCAGGGGAAAACTCGGTAAGGGATTATATAAATATATACTCAAGGCACCATTTGAACCATATTATGTAAAATGGCTTGAGGAACGTGAAAGGATTATGAAAGAACTTGGTGTTTCTCATAATCATTTATTCATTAAAAGGGATGGTAGTCCAGCCAGTCCTGATACCGCGAGGGTTTGGATTAGGAACTGGGAAAAGTATTTGACGGAGGAAGAGCCGAGCAACATATCACATAGTCCAGTCGATTTATACGCACACGCTTTCAGACACTATCTTTGTACATATTTAGCAAAGATAGGGCTTGAACAAGAGCTAGTTGTTGAAATATTCGGTTGGAGTTCTTCGGATATGTTTAATATTTATAATGATATGACCGCCAAAGACAAAAAATGGAAAGGGCTAGAAAAACTCAAACGAGCCGTTGAGGTATAAAAGGTGAATTTTATGGACAAAAATATTAAGCTCAAAGAAATTCTTGAAGATGTAAAATCTGGAAAGGATTTCAGCAAAAAGATAAAAGTGCGCACATATATTCCCATTCTTGAAAAAGGAACAATTTGCCGTAAATATATGTTTGGCGTAAGTATGCTTGACGCTTCGCTTCTTGACCCTGTGCTTTTGGAAACAGAGTGTGAGATTAAGTGGAAGTTTGAAGTATTGTTTGAATATACGAACATAGAAGTCGAAGATGATGATAAAACGTTTGACAACTATGACATGCTAATGAGCCTTGGCGTATTTGATTTCATTCGTAAAAAGTGCGATTGGGACTGTACAAAGATGGGCGAATTTATCAAATCGGCAATGGGCATTAATGATGTGACTGTTGTTACACAGATTCTTAGAAGTGCTAATGGCGATGAAATTAAGAGTGCCATTAATGAACTCAAAGAGGTTGTTGGGGATAAAAGTATTGTTGAGGGACTTACTAAACTCCTTGCTTTCAACGACCCAATTATGAATGAAGCTATCGAAAAAGAAAAAGCGGAAGCATTGATTCGCAAAGTAAAGAAACTTAGTGCGGAAGATGGGAAGAAGTAAAAAGAGTTAGAAAGGGGTGTTCTTTTGGCTAAATATATATCTACTGGTGGTAAAACTTTTATAGACGACGAAGATAAACTTATAGCTTATCTCGAAAAAGGAGCCAAAGGTTTTACCACGGCAATTGCCAAAGATACAGCTAAAAGACTAAAAAAGAACACCGCAGAACTGATATATAGAGATTTCACTCCAAAAGTTTATGACAGGACAATGGAATTGTTAAATTCTGTTGTTGGCCCCGGTTTTAACGGAGGAACGTCCACAAAAAAAACCATTGATGGTTTTGAAGCAGAAGTTGGTTTCGATTTAGATAAGATTACGGCGTATCCTCCATCCGGTGGTATGTGGGGCAAACATGCTACTTGGTCAGGCGAAAAGTTTATTGAAGAACTTATTGAGGGCTTTGAAGAAACAGGTTTCCATACATATGTTAATGGCCGACTTCTCTATGAACGCGAGCCTGTTGGAATGATTCAAACTACAATTGACGAAGTAGAAGCGGCACTGGATGGAATCGACAGAGAAGTACCAGACTTTGATGCTCTTGAAAATACAATATCAGTTAAATTAAACAGGTAAAGGTGGTGAGAGTTAATGGCAAAAAGAATTGATATTCTTTTCGGTTCTCGAATTGACGAGAGCGGCGCTAAAAAGGATATACAAAGAATCAAAACAATATTCAAAAGTTCTGATTTAAAAATTGTTCCGCAAATTGATAATAGTGTTCTAAAGGAGTTCCAAAGAAACTTAAAAGTAACCATAGACGAAGCTACTAAATTAAAGACTCTCACTTCCGGTTTTACGCAGAATGGCGTAAAATATAGTGTTACGCAGAAAGAGTCCTCTGCTAATCAGTGGTCTAAGCCAACCGTGTCAATAGACTATATAGAATCTATGGACACTCTTGAGAAAAAGCTAAAGAGTCTTTACAGGACAGCCATTGAGACGCAGACTAATATAAATAACGCCACTAAGACAGGTGCTGATACATATAAGAAGTATTGGGAAGCGTCTTTAAATTCTATTGAAGAAGAAATTAAAAAGACTGAAAGCTCCTTATCTTCTTTTGGTGTAAATGCCACAGACGATAGAACAATACAGCGTCTTTCTGATAAATTAGATAATGCCAAAACAGAACAGGGTGCTATTGAGCAAAAGAAAGCGTTTGACGACCTTGAAGTTGCATTGTCAAACTTAACTGTCGCTGAGACAAAACTTGAAAAAGCACAGGCTTATCATAGCAGTAGCGAAACAATTACCGCACTTCAAGAGCAGGTAAACTTGTGGAAACAGCAAGTAACAGAAATTACAAATGCGGCGAACGCTACTGATGAGCTTAAAAAGAAAGCGGCCTCTGGGCTTCAAGAATCATCTACAACAGCAAAGGCCGCAGGTTCTGTCGCTTCTGAAAAACAGGGTATTAAAGATTTAGAAGAATATTCAAGAGTATTAAAACAGATTACAAAGCGTAAGATTGAATTAGCCGACGCAGAAAAATCTGTTGAATCAAGCACACAAAAGTCCAATCAGGCCGTTGAAAGCTATGTGAATGAGCTTAAACAAGAAATATTAATGCTCACAACAAAGCTCGACTTGCTCGAAAAAGGAATGACTGGCACAGACGCTCTCACAGAGGCAACTAATAATAGAGCATTGGCGGAACAGCGTGTAAAAACAGCCATTGCTGAATCGAATACCAAAGGCAAAGAGCAATTAACACTCGTTGATAAACTTAAATCTAGCTTTAAAGATTATTTTAATAACTTTATGAGCTATGGTTTGGTTAATAATGCTATGAATGCCATGACGACAGCCATTCGTCAATCTATTGATACCGTGATTGAATTGAACACAGCAATGACTGACGTTCAGATGGTTACTGGTGAAAGCGCTGAACAAACGGCTGAATTAGCACATCAATATAGCCAAATGGCCAAAGAGCTTGGGGCAACCACTACTGAAGTTGCCAATGGAGCGGCGGAGTGGTTTAACTTATATGTCAAGACCACTATAAACCTACTAAATTGCGGGAAGTTCCTTAGAGGTTTAACTACTAAAATATAATAGTGATATTATATTGGCAAACAGTAATGTGTTTGGTAAAGTAAAAACGTTAAACATTGGATAATCCGCAGCGAAGTTGCTTTATAAGCAGAACGTTCAACGACTATCGAAAGGGTATCGAAAGATATAACCGAGTAGAGTAGGGGAATCGCTTACCCCGAAAAAGTAGGTTAGCAACAAATTGTTGCTAAATGATATAGTCTATTCTTATAGGAAACTATAAGCAAATTCAAATTCACAACATGAGGAAATATGGACATAGATAATCAGCCAATTAGAATTAGAGTTAATAATTTTAATTATGAACATTTTAAATCTCTTGGATATGATGTCCCGCTGAACACTTATATAAACATAACTGCTAAAGAGTTGCCGTATGGTGCTGGTACAAAAATAAAGGTTCAGTGTAATTATTGTGGTAAGATTTTTGAAAAGCCATATCGCAGATATCTAGAGACAAAAGACGATATTTGTTGTTCAGAATGTAAAACGTATAAAATGATTAAATCGTCGTTATTGAAGTATGGCAATAAATGTTCATTAAGAAATCCAGAAGTAGAACGGAAAATGATTGAAAATAACAACAAAAAATTCGGATGTGATTTTCCGTTACAGAACAAGGGAATATGGAATAAAGCCCATGATTCTTATGTTCAGAATCATTCTGGTGAAGAAGTTTTTACTAGCAAAAATCAAAATAAAATTTCCGAATTGTACGGAGCAAAACTAAATGTTCCAATAGGAAAATATTTTGCCGATATGATGTTGAACGATAATATTATAATAGAGTATGATGGCACAGGACATGATTTAAGTGTGCGTCTAGGAACAATTTCTCGAAAAGAGTTTACTGAAAGAGAAAATAGAAGGAACGAATATCTGTTATCGAGCGGGTACAAGATTGCGAGAATTGTCCATAACAGGGAAAGTTTGCCAGCCAAAAACACTTTATTGAAATTAAAAGATAAAATATTATCCGATTTATCAGAAAAAGATTTTGTGATATATGATTTATGTGAATTTGAATCTCAAATAAACTAGCGATTTATTTGAGTAATATAATGGAGACAAGGCAAGAGCGTAGCCGAAACAAACCAGCTTCTTGAATCTTCAATGATTCTGTCAAAAGTTGGCGCTATCGAATCTTCACAGGCGACAGAGCTTCTTACTTCTACACTTAACGGGTACAAAAAAGAAGCAAATGAAGCAATGCATGTTGTTGACGCTATGTCGGCGGTTGACTTGGCTGCAGCTACTTCCGTTGAAGAACTTGCTGTTGCCCTCCAAAGTACCGCTAACATGGCTCGTGTTAATGGTGTTGGGTTTGAACAACTTCTTGGCATGGTTGGCGCTGTTTCTGAGGCTTCAAGGCGTAGCGCTAGTGTTGTCGGTAACAGCTTCAAAACAATTTTTTCTCGTCTTACCAACGTTGCTGCTGGTAAAATGACAGACGACTTAGGCGAACCTCTTAACGACGTTGAACAAGTATTTAACGGGCTTAATATAAAGCTTAGAGATTCTAGTGGCGAGTTCCGTAATATGTATGATGTTATTAGTGAACTCGCTAATAAGTGGACGAAACTTGACAACGTAGAACAAAACTGGGTTGCTACAAGTGTCGCCGGCACGCGCCAGCGTGAGACATTCTTGACGTTGATGGAAAACTGGGATAGAGCGGTTACATTGTCAACTACGGCTTTGAATTCCGAAGGCATGGCTATGGACAAGATGTCGATTTATCTCGAAAGCATCGAAGCGAACCTGAACAAGCTAAAAGCCGCTGTTGAGGACTTGTTGTATAGCGAAGAAATTGTAAACGTAATCAACCTCGTTATTAAAGCAATAACACGGCTTGTAGAGGGAATATCTTGGCTTATAGATAAGCTTGGAGGAGTCAATTCGGCTGTTTTGGCTACTGTTGCTATTTTCTTAAAACTTAAAAGTGCCATAAATATAGCTAAAGACACTGAAAAAGTGTCGGGCGCTTTAAAAGTTTTTTCTGAAATTGCTGGTAGCGGAAATAAAACCATAAAAGTATTAACTTCAACATTTTCGGCGTTTAAAGACGGAGTATTAGCAGGTAAAGATGCTATAAATATAGCTGGTGCAGCCCTTTGGGCTTCTCCGTTTGTCAAAGTGGCAGTTGTATTGGCTGGGATTACAGCTATTGTTGCTGCGTTTGACGCTTTAATAACGACAACAGAAGAATACGAAGATATACTTGCTGAAACACAGTCTAAGCTTCAAGAAGTAAGTGATAAACGAAACGCCCTTGAACAAAAAGCTGAAGTTGAGCAACTTACAGAAGCTGAAAAAGAGTATTTAGAAGTATTAAAAGCTGAAGAAACGCTTCTTGAAAGACAAGAAAAACGTGATAGACAGAACACTTATAATTCTGCGGCAAAAGATGTTGAGCGTGGCGGCGAAGGGTTCTGGGCGAGAGCCAAAGAGGCGGCATTTATGTCGTCTCAAAACCCTGTCAACGAAATGGGCCTGCCAATTCCAAACAAAGCTCCGGTTGTTGAATACAACGTGGCCATCGAGGAACTTACTGGCAATATTGAGGAATATAAGGAAGTCACAGACCAACTTAATAACTCAAATGGCAAGTCTCTTGAAGAATACGAGGCATTACAAGAGAGGCAACAAGAGTTAAGTCAAGTATTTCTTGAACACATCAAGCGTATATCTGAAGCGAACACTTACGGGCTAGAACTAACTGACACTGATAAACAACTCGCTGAAATGATGGAGAAAGCTGGAATCACAGCAGAAGCTCTGTCAGAAGCAATGGGCAATGTTGCTAATGAGCTTGGCGAAACCGGAGATGACTTAGTCAGAATTACATCGGAGGTTTCTGGCTTACAATCCGCTTATGACAACTTAATATCTGTAAACGAAGAAGTAGCAAACACTGGAGTTATTTCAATTGAAACTCTTGATGCTCTTGTTTCAAGATATCCAGCACTCAATGATGAAGTAACAAACTATCTTCTTGGACTTTCTTCAACAGAAGATGTGTTGGCGGAATTACAGTTGGCCTATCAGGATGACGAAGCAAATGCCTATGCTAATATCATAAACAAATTGAAAATGCAACAAAACTATTATAGTTTGTTGTCTACAATGGATTCGGCTTTAATGCAACAATTTGCCGCTGATTACGGTATTGATATTGGCAATCATGGCACATATGCTCAGTCAAAAGAAAAGATAGAAACTGATTTACTTCAGAGAATTTCGTCAATGTGGGCACAGTTCTATAAATCACAGGCATTGACGATGGACAACGTTATTAAGGCTGCTAATGGGGCATTGAAACCAGATGGTGGTTCACTTCTGCCCACCTCAGAACTTAATGCTTTGAAGAATGTTGTAAACTCTTATAACAATGCTATTCAGGGACTTAATAACGTATATGATGAATCAATAAAATTAAGGCTTGACGGATATAAACAAATAAGTTCTGCTGCTAAAGACGCAGCAAAATCTGGTGGTTCTGCATCTAAGCAACAAAGCGAAGCCGAAAAAGCATATAATGACTTATTGCAAATGACAATCAAAATGCTCAAAAAGAAAAAAGAGCTAGAAAAAGAAGCTCTTAAAGAGCAGCTTGATGGTTATAAAAAGGTTATTGATGCCCAGAAAGATTTGCTTGATTTACAAGACGACGAATACAACCATAAACGCGAAGTCGAGGACCAAAATAAGAATATTTCTTCTCTTGAGGCTCAAATAGCAGAACTTCAATTCGACACAAGCGCTGAGGGAACAAAGAAGCGCCTTGAACTTGAAGAAGAACTGGCCGAAGCTAAACGTGATTTAGAGGATTACCAGCACGATTACTCTATCGACCAGCAAAAAGACGCTCTTGATAGAGAAGAAGAACGTTTTGAGGAATATATCAACGGGCAAATTGACGAAATTGATAGATACCTCGATAAGACTGGCGAAATCACAGCGGAAGCAATTCGTCTTATCAATGAACGTAGCGAAGCGTTGTTCAATGACCTTATTCAGTATAATAGAGCTTACGGCGATAGTCTGGACCAGACCGTGATTGATGCATGGAACGGTGCGATAGGGAAAGTCAACGAGTATAAAGAAGCGTGTGACAGAGCATATGAATCAGCAAGCAGAGCCGCTTCTTTGGGCGGTGGCAGTAGCTATACACCATCTAGCCCTAGCTCTGGAAATTCTGGCGTTGGTATGGCCGCTATGCGTCCGGCAAACAGTCCAGTCGTTGATAGAACTCCTAAATATTATATTTATAAAACTGGCACAACGAAACCTATTAGCGGCGCGTTAAGTCTTGAAGAAGCGCAAAGGGTGTGGGGCTATATTCCCGACCCTAAAAACTATTACTGGCAAAAATTTGAGGGTATTACAAAGAAGAATTTGGTGTATGGTGTTAAACCTTATCACACTGGCTTAGACGCCGGATTCGTTGGTGGACTTAAAGGTAATGAGGAATTTATAAAGGCGCTCAAAGGCGAGGCGTTCATAACAAAAGAACAGCAAAATAAATTTATGAATAAAATTCTTCCTGATATTGTATCGACTGGTGCGAGTAGTCTTGGTTCAATGTCTTTTGGAAATCTTCTCAATATTGAAGTACAGGGGAATCTTGATTCTTCTGTTGTTCCAAGAATTGAGGATATTACTAAAGATGTTGTCAAACAAATTAACCAGACGATGTTTAGAGGAGGATACAAGAGGAACACAAGTGTTGTTCCAATCTAAGGTGGTGGGTTAATGTCATTTTGGGCTAGGTCATTCGTTTTTGACGGAATCCCAAGTGAAACTTACGGCCTGTTTTTGATTAGTGAGGGAGGAGCCGGTGTGTTACAAAATACCGGCTCTAACTCTGTTGAGCCATACACGCAAGAAATATACAGGAGAGCAAAACCCTATTTCTTTGGTGTACAACAGACGCCCGTTCTAACATTCAGCCTAAGTTTTGCTAGTTTAACACCCGTTGACGCATTGCAGCAACAATCTATACAAAAATGGTTGTTTGGACATAACTCATATAAAAAGTTACAAATAATGCAATGCGACATGGAATCTGTATATTTCAATTGTATATTGAATAACCCCACAATTACAACTGTGGGAAACTTTGCTTATACTTTTAAATGTGATGTTACATGTGATGCTCCGTGGGCTTGGGAATATCCAAAGTCAGCCACCTATGGCCCATTTGATGTTGAAGGTGCTTTTACATTCAATAATATATCAGACGATAATTATTATATGTTGCCTATATTCACAGTGACATTATCTAGTTCTGAAGATAAATTTCAGTTACTTAATCAGACTGACGGTAACAAAGGGTGTACTTTTAAGGGGCTTTCCCCAAACGAAACACTCACAATAGATAGTAGTAGGTATTTGATTACATCTAGCACGGGGTTACTGAGAGTGGGGAATATGACTGGTATACTTCCTAGACTAGTTCCCGGCCTCAATAAGCTACAAGTTATCGGAAGCGTAGACGATATAACAATAGACTATCAGAACGCAAGGAAAGTAAGCGGATAATAACCAGAAAGGAGGATATAATGTTACAAAAATTCAACTATTTTGGAGAACATGAAAGTTATGTAATAAGGCTGTGTAATCCAAATAAAGAACAAATCTGTTTTTTGAACCAAAGTCATACGCATGAACTCTCACTTAGATTCAACGAAATGTCGGAGTTCCATATAACAATTCCATATTTGATTGATGGAGAAGTATTTCCATATTATGACAGAGTTCTAAGCAAAAAACTAATCCTGATTGATGATATTGGATACTTCTTAATCACTGAAGTAAATGAAACTGATGATGGTATCGTTAAACAGAAAACTGTAACAGCATATTCTTTGGAAACAGAACTTGCGTTTAAAAAGTTAAATCTATTTGATGGAACTTATAAATTCTATGACCCATTCAACGTTGAAAATACCTTGATGGGCAAGATTCTTTCAACGTCTAACTGGACAATCGGACAAATTGATGCTGATTTGTGGAATCTGTATCGCACATTTGAGATTCCAGATAGTACGGTATATGAGTTTTTGATGAATGATGTTGAAAACTCATATGAATGTGTGTTCTTGTTTGATTCTTTTACCAGAACAGTATCCGCATACACATTACAGAATCTGATAAAGAACACTGATATTATATTAAGCCACAACAACCTTATTCAAAACATTGATATATCTGAAAAATCAGACGAAATTGTTACTGCTTTGAGTGTGTATGGTGGTAATAATCTTGGCATATCCGCAGTAAACCCGCTTGGTAGCAACACAATATATGATTATAGTTATTTTGCTACGACTGAGTGGATGAATCAAGATTTAATAGATGCTATTAAAGCGTGGGAGGCTGCTATAACAGCAAAGCAACCACAATATGCCACCCTATTGACTCAATATAAAGATAAAAACAATGAGTTAGTAACGGCAAAATCTGATTTAGCGGACTTAAAAACAGAGAGAGACACAATTGAGGGTGTTGTAAAAGTTATGATTGAGGGAGACCTCAAGAATACACCTGAATATACTGCTAAAGTTAATGAGTTGAACGCGGCCAATGCAGCTGTAACAGCGCAAGAGAACAAGATTACTGGTATAAATGGCGAGCTTGAAACCATAAACAACTCTTTAAAGCAGATTAACGATTCTTTGTCTTTCGCAAATAACTTCACAGAAGCACAATACAATGAACTCAAAACATACACCATTGAAAATACATATCAAAATGAGAGTTTCATTACAACAACTGAAATGGATAATGGTGAAATTCAAGACGTAGCAATGTCTTTGTATACACAGGGACAATATGTACTTTCAAGAGTGGCACAACCGCGTTTTGAGTTCACAGTGGATAGTGTAAACTTCTTGTTCTTAAAAGAATTTCAGAAGTTTAGCTCACAACTTGAACTTGGGTGTATTGTCAATATTGAAAAAGACGAGGGACAACGTATAACACCAGTTTTACTTGAACTCAATGTTCAACTTGACGACCCCACAAACTTCTCATTAGTATTCGGTAATCGTTATAGACTGGATTCTGGTGCGTATACGTTTAGAGATTTATTTGGTGATGCTATTAAGGCGGGTTCTAGCGTCAAATTCGATGCTGGTAAATGGGGCGAATATGTAAACAGTGGAATGAACAACACTGTTTCGGAGTTTATCAATTCTGCTCTTGATACTTCAAAGAACAACGTTATTAATGCCACAAACCAAGAAATTGTTATTAACCAGAATGGGTTGCGCGGAAGAAACCAGACAGATAATGGAGATTATAGCCCTAACCAAGTGTGGCTTACATCCAATACTCTTGCGTTTACAAGCAACAACTGGCAAACAGCAGGGCTTGCTTTGGGGCAAATAAACCTTAATGGACAGAACGTCTTCGGCCTTGTGGCGGACGCAATTGTGGGAAAACTTATCGCTGGTAATCAATTACAGATAACCAACGATAATAACAACTTCGTATTGGATTCCAACGGTGCTGTACTCAATAATGCTTCTTTTACTATTGTATCAGACAATGGTAAAAGCCAAATTAAGTTAAACCCAACTGATGGAATTAGCATACAGACAAGGCCAAATACGAGTTCTAACTGGGCTAATCAGTTCTATGTTGACACGAATGGAAACCTCGTGATTAATGGCCAAATAACTGCCACAAGCGGCTCTATTGGCGGATGGCAAATAGGTACTGATAGACTGTATAATACAGCTAGTGGCGACTATATTGCGTCTAATGGATATGGTAAATTGAGTTTACTTTCTTGGACACCAAGTTCTGCTACGTTTAATGGACGTATTTATGCTTCAAACCTTGGCGACCAAATTAAAACAAATAACATCCAAGATGGCTCTGTTACATCGGCAAAGCTGGATACGTTATACGCCACAAAGGCGTTTGTGGACGAAATGAATGTGGAATTAGCAAACGTACACACATTAGCTGCAAACGCTGCTACGATTCAACAACTTAATGCTACGAATGCTACTATTGCTAACCTTGACCTCACAAATTTGAAATTTCAAGGTAGAGTTGCAGGATGGAGCTTTACAACATTCGTTACTGGCATACAAACGCACACAATTCGATATGTTTCCAACATAAGTTCTAGTGGAACGCCAACTTTTTCTGAAGAAAAAGTCGTTGTTGGACTTACTTATGGAGGTTCTGGGTGGGTAGTTTCTGGATAATATACCATTATCCTGTTACAACCCACATGCCACTTGTCTTATAGAAGTTTCGTATGCCTGTTATATTAGCAGCAGTATACGTTTTATTGTCAAAATCAACAGATGTTATGACTAATGTGTTTGTTACATTCAAATCATATACAATTGGTGTTTGTGTCCAGCTGGCCGCACGTCCTTGAAATTTCAATTTTATTGACTATATTATAACGGAGGAACCGGAAAATGAAAGAAAAATTGCAATCTATATATAATGCTCTTAACACTATTCAAGTAAGCGGCAAACAGAATTGCGCTATTGTCGCTGGGGTTATGAATGTTATTGAAGAACTGTTTGTCGAATGCGACAACTATCAACTAAAGGAGCCAGACTTGAAAGAGGGAGAATACAATGGCTAATGGCGTATTCTGTATAGAAGTTAATCAGCTAGGTGAATTTGCCATGATTGCTGGCGACTCTGAAACGCTTGAATTTTCTTATTTCTATAAGGACGGAACTCCTTTGGATTTGAGCAGTTCAACAGCGCGTTGGAGACTGTGTTATGTAGGGCAACCCGACGTGGCCGTTTTAGATTTGCCGGGAGAAATATTTGGCGGTAATAACTTCGTTGTAAAACTTAGTAGTTCAAATACTGAAAACCTGTCTGGTAAATTCATACAACAGCCTGTTCTTGTAGACTACAAAGGCGACGAGTATGTATATCAGCAGGGCGTTATCACAATTATTCCAAAAATCAGAGCATGAAAGTAAATATTTCACAGTATATGGGTTAGTATTGCTCTAGCCCATATACTATAACCTATAAATAAACTAAGGAGTGATTTCTTTGGCTATTACAACTTATCAGGCCAATAGACTCAATAACTATCTGTTTGGCTCTACATCGTTTACGCCGAACGGTACGTATTATATTGGGCTTTCTACTACTGCTATAAATGCGGCTGGTACTGGTGTTACAGAGCCGACTGGTGGCGGATACCGGAGAGTAGCAGTCACAAATAACAAAACAAACTTCACAGATTCTACTGGCGGTATCGTACAGAATAAGGTACAGTTTGAGTTCCCAGAAAGCACAACGGCGTGGGGAACTATCACACATGTATTTATTGCTGATTCAGCTACAACAGGCGGTGGCAACATACTTTATTACGATGCTTTGACTACTCCTAGAACGGTTCAGACAGCTACGATTCTTTTGTTTGCTATTAACTCAATGAAGATTCAGCTTGTGTAATTCTAGAACGGAGGCGATTTAATGAAGCCGTTCAAAATATATGCCAATGCCAAGCGTTCATTCACAATAATAGCAGCTACGTTTCCTAGGCTGGTAACTTTGCTGTTCAACAACATCAACACAATAAAGATTATATCTTCTTTGAAAGCTAAGTTGCTGTCAAAGGTTACTATTAAGACACAATATTTGTTTTCAGTAGTAGCTAATCGTGTCAAACTTAGAATGTTAATGGCAAATAAAGTTACCCCGATAAAAACCAATTTAATTGTCTCTTTCAAGTCGATAGTATCAAATCTCATTACTATTACCATGACAAGCAATATTGTAGCAAGTATGAAAATGCTTGTCAAGGCTACCACAACCATACCAGTAATGTTGAAAATAACAGCACAGCCATTAGTTGGTAGATTTAGATTACTTGGTGAACTAGACCCAAAAACGCTTGGTGAGATGGACGGTAGTACGCTTGGAGAATTGGATTTTATTATGTCATAATCTTCACAATTATAAAAGCCGCACCTTGTTATTGCCACAAATAAAGGCGACATGGTAAAGAAATAAAAAAGGAGTGGTTAAATGGCTACAACGCCGAATTATAGCTTTTCAGTGTATAGCAGCACTGACACTGATGTAAGGTTCTTGGATTTCCGTGTTGCCACCGCTGGCAGTCAGAGTACAAGCAACTTTTATGTTATAGATACTGTGCTTAAACAACATTCTGATGCTATTGATAGCATAAATGCTACACCATCAGCATTTGTTGTAAAAGGCACATATTCTTCTGGTTCGTTATATACTGCTAGTGTAGCGAACTATCCCGGATATAAAAACGAACAGCTTATTGTTCTTTCGTTGAATCAAAAGAATACTGGTGCTGTGCAAATCAATATTAACGGAACCACGAATAAAGATGTTATGAAATATGGTTCTGATGGTGTACTTAAAGCAGTAGATGCTGGCGACTTTGTTGCTAATAGCCCTGTATTGTGTTTATATGATGGCACACGATTTGTCGTTATTGGAATTACCAGTGCTTCTTCTATCACTGTAACGGGCGAAGCTGGGGATATCTTACAAATAGCTGACGATGGCACGATTGAAAGCTCCGGCAAAAAAGCTGCCCAACCCAATGGTATCGCTACGCTTGATGAAAACGGCAACGTTGTACAGGTGGCCAATATGGCAAACAGTGCCGCTGCTGTGTATAGTGGCGCCCCCGTCTCCATCGCCTACGCGGGGACGAATCGTATCGCGTCCATCACAGCCTACGGCGAGACCCCGCAGGGCGGGACAACGGAGGCCCCCGTGGCGCTCACGGGGGTGGATAGCGTTCATGTGTGCGGGAGGAACTTGCTGCCGCTGCCGCATAGTCAAGTGAGTGAGACGAAAAATGGGCTAAATATTGCCGTTAATGCTGATGGAACCATTACCGTGTCTGGTACAGCGACAGCAGAAACGTATCTTAATCTAAATTACATACCCGCTTCACTGTATAGGCTCATGGGCTTGACGAGAATCGTTCCAGCGTACGACTACCCAGTCACAAAAAATGGTTTTACATTTTTCGATCTAACGATACAACCTTATGGCGAATTTGCAATAACGTATATTGTAATTACGAAAGGCAGCGTCGTAAATAGAACTTATCACCCATACATCATTAAAAGCGCGGAGCCACTACCA